TCTGCGCGCACCCCCCCCCCCCCGTCCCGCCCCGCCCCCCGCCCACGCAGTAGCGCTTGGGGGGGGGGGGGGGGGGGATATGCCCCCGGCACAGCTCCCACAGGCTGAAAAGCTCCACCACAGCACCAACACGCCGCCACGCTTGCGGTTAATCAAGATTAGGTTTTACACCAACACCGCCACAGTAGCCGCCCATATAAGAAAGATTGGAAAATAACACAAATCGGATAAATTGGAGCTTGACAATTCTATAATTCAGAATTATAATAAGAATAACAAATCAGAAATACAGAGCTTATAAGAGCTGTATTTTGGAATTACAGATTGAAAATAACACAAAAAAGATTAAAAAATTATCCGAAAAGGATTGACAAACAATCTAAAACGTGTTATATTATAATCACAAAGAGATAAGAACTAACACAAATCAGATAAACAGGAGGTAAACACCATGAAACGATATGAATTGATTCCCCACGATGGGCGCAAGAGCTTTTATGGAAAAGCCATTGTGGAAGTGGCACAGGACGGAACGGAAACGCTTTACAGCTATAACACGCCGATTATAAAGCGGCTTGTTTCCGGGGAACTGGTGAAACTGTGGAGCGGTTGGAGCGCAACCACAGGAAGACACATAGCCGCATTTTGCGGACTGAATAAAGCGGAATACATGAGCTTGTAAGGAGGGAAAGAAAATGAAAGTAAAGACTACAAGAAAAGCCATTGTAAACGGTTCTTATAATATCCGTTGCGCCGGGTATTGCGATTTGTCCACATTGCTACATAATCATAGCCCGATTGCCTACACTTGTGGCGTTTACGGTTGGAATTTCGATGTTTATGAGGTGTACGGGATAACGATTTGTACAGGCTATAGAGGTATGCCGGGGAAACGCCTTGACGGTATCGGGGAATATGAAAAGAAAGCCCGTGAAATCATGGACGATTACAGCCGCCCATATGAGGAAAGAACGGAAAACGTTGAAAATCTGCTGAAAGAATTTTGTTCAATGAATGGAGGTTATGCCGCATGAAAAACTTTATTTTCAAGACCACAACGACCATGAAGCCGCACAACTGTAAAAAGTGGTGGATTGATTCAGATATTATCACAGAAAAGCGCATTTCAGCGGAAACCATAGCCGCCGCCCTTGATGAATACCGGGCGCAAGTGGAAGACCGCCACTATATAGCCATTTCCAACAACGCCATGAAAACGAAAGAACCGATGTACATAGACACGCCAACGGGAGAACCGAAACAATGCGGCTATGTCATTACAGGCAAGACCGAATTTCAAGACGATTTCGGAAACTGGACAAGTCAATATATTGATTTGTGGGTATCTGTTTTAACTGTCATTGATACTGATTTCGAGGAGGTCACAGCATGAAAAGAGTGCATGAGAATATACGAGAATTTCAGAACGGAAATATAAATTTCCGTTTCACCCCGGAACAAATCGCAGAGCTTAAAACCGGGAAAATATCGGCGGTGGAGGTCATAAGCTGGATTCTTGACGAAATAGATTGCTATTTCATCGGTGAGCAATATTGTTTGAGCAACTACACCACAGGCGCAACCATCTATAACGCCTATTCTGATTTGTGCTATATCATCGACTTTTCAGACGTTGAAACCGTGTTAATGTCCGGGCGGTATCTCAAGCTATACGCCCGGAAACCGGACGAAAACGACAGGGAAACCATAGAAAAGGAATGGAGGTAAAACATTATGACGAATTTTGAAAATCTTTGCACCGAATACCGGGAAAATAAGCGGCTTATTGAGGAACTGCAAGCCATGAACGACAGCATAAAAGCCGCCATTCTTGCCATTATGGGAGACCGGGAAACCGTCATAGAGGGGGCGAGCAAGGCAACAAATAAGACCGTTACAAGCTCCCGTTTCGATTCCAGCGGATTCAAGAAGGAATACCCGGAACTATTCACGGAATACAGCACCCCGACAACCTACAAGCGGTTCACGGTGGTATAAAGGGGGTGAAAACATGATTTTACTTTGTGTTCTTGTTTTCCCGTTCGTAGTATTTGTCGAACTGCTGAAAATGAATAAATAAGACTACACGCCCGGAGAAATCCGGGCTTTTCCGTTACCCCGGTACAGCTTGCGCCGGGGCTTTATTGCGTCCACCACTCACAGAACGCCGCACAAGCCCCACAGAGCCGCCCACAGCGGCACAGAATACCACAGGCACAGCACAGCCGGGAAACGCCGCACCCCGTAGAACGCCCGTATTTGCCCCGTAGAGCGATTTTAAGCCTGTACCCTTATAGGACTACACCAACGCCATAAAACGCCACCACAGAGCCGCACAGAAGCCCACAGCGGCATATATACAAGCGGCACACCTCACAGAACACCGTAAAAAGCCCGTAGAGCCGCCGAAACGGTGCAAGGGTACAGGAATACCACCACAGGCAGAAAAGCGGCTCACAGAGCCACAGAGGAGCGCACAGAGGGCAACGCCGCCACGCCCACAGCACAGGCAGAGCCGCCGCCCGTCATGCACCGCCTTGCTTTAATACTGTAAAGTGATAGAGAACCGAGCGGATTCTGTGCAAATTTCTGTGAGATTTTCCGGGCGGTAGAGGGTAAAAAGCTCCTCCAATCCGAAGGATAGTCGATAGTCGCAAAGTCGAAAGTCGGAAAGTCGCTCGGCGATAGTCGAAAGTCGCTATCCTTGAGAATTGGAGGAGCAAAGTCGTTAGTCGCTGGTTGGGTCTTCGTCAGAGCCTTGCTCAAGTCGCTTCTGCTGACCTGTGGCGATGTACCGCTCTCGGATTTCATCAGCCGAATAGTCGCTCTCGTCTCGGGCGTTCGGTGTGAGGACGTACTCGGTCTTGTCTTGATACCCATAGTTGTTCTTGCCGAGGAAGATACCAGCCACAGGGTTGACCTTCCCGGAGTTCATATAGGTTTCCCACAAATTTTCCATAATTTTGTACGCCTTTTTTATGGAGCGGGCTACCTCGGGCGGCAACGCTGTCTTATATCCAGCTCCACCCGTAGGAGCGTCATTGACAATAGCCCACAATGTACGTCTGCTCATACCGTTCAACGCCATAGCCATACCAGCTACCGTAGGTTTCATGTCTGCTTCTGTGTACAACGCGAAGAAATCATTCAACCGTTGCCGAACCTCCTCCACGTTCTCCATGTCTATGTCGGGCATATTGAACAGCGTCATGTTCACCGTCATAAACTTTGTGTTGTCACCAGCTTCAAGATTCAGTCCGTTGTCTCCAATCACAGGAGAGTTGCCGCCCCGGGGCTTCCCCTTCTTTTTCGGAGCGTATTTCTTCTGAATCGGCTTGCCAGTCCGAGGGCTAATCTGCACAGTCTCCTCCGAAACAGTCTCCTTGCTCTCGACAGTCTTCTCGTCAGAAACGGTCTTCTTATCCATGCTTGAAGTCTCCTTTCCAAAATTCTTATTGTTATTCTTCATGCAGTAGTTAAAGTAGTTGAAAATCAAATTTTACGGTAACTTTTAATAGTAGGGATTTTCTATATAGAGGAAGTTACACGCAAAAACTCGATTTGAACTACTTTTACTACTTCCACCATTCGTTTTTGATTAAAAATCAATCCGATTCGTGTTAAATGAACTTTTTCGTCTCGTAATAGTCGAAAGTCTTCTCCACCTTTGGCTTTTTGAGCTTCACAATGCGATAATCCTTGCCGCATTTTCTCTTTATCCAAAAAGCATGAGCGACTTCCGCAAGTGTACTATAAGTGAGCATTTCGCTCTTGCTCGTGCGTTGATGAGGAGGGCAAAAACGGTAATCTGTACCATAGACAAACTTTCCTGTATTGATATTTTGAATTGCGTACATAACTCCGTCCTCCTCTTTCCAAAGCTCCTCCCATGATGGAATTTTATCTGCGTCCATTATCCTGTTCCTCCTTCAATGCCTTGCGGATTCGCACAACCTCCTTATCGGTATCTTTAACGATTCTACCGCTTGCACATTTCACACACTTAATGCGCCATTTGCTACCGGGCTTCCCTCGTTGAAGCTCGAAATGCCCATACCCGGAAGGAACATATTTACCACAACAATAGCAATATCCGGGATAGCGATTACGAGCCATCTTGCAATTCCTCCTCCGTCATAAAGTCTTCGGGTGAAGGTTCGGGTTCGAGAGGGCAAGCGTACCATTTATCCAGCGAAGAACAGGCACACCCGAAGTCGCTATCGTAGCAATCGCACTCAAAACATTGATTATCAATCATGCTGACACCACCTCCTCGCCCAAATCGAAAACACGCCCGACAAACATCACAGAATTGAGATTGAACATCTGTCGATAACCGTTTATCTCGACCATAAGACAGCCCATGTCATGTTTCCATGTGTAGCTTTTCACGTTCGGAAGAATTATCTTGCTTCCATCTGTGAAGCGTATAAAAATGTCATACATCAAATTACCTCCTTGAGCTTTACTCCCCAGTAGATTACAAATCCGCTGGAAGTCGATTTCCTGTCGAACCATTCTGGGTGACGTTCCATTTCGGAGTTGAACTTCCTCGCCGAGAGGACGTATGCACCCTCTGATTTCGCCCAAATCTTAAACGCTTGATACAGGTCTTTCGCCTTGATAGTCACGGATTCGTTGCGTTCACAGCGGTTCTCAAGGAACTGCAACACAATGTCGTTGTCTCGCTCGTACTTGGTGACTACATCACGAAGCTCGCCTGTCATGGTGAGACCACGCTCCTTGTAGCGGATATACCCACGCACCAGCCACATAAAAATGCCGCTCATGCTGGACTGCTCGCACAGCTCGTCCTTGAGGTGCGTGTCCTGTTCCTCCGGGGAGAAGTGACGATTGAACTCCACCACCTTGATACGCTCGGAAGCGAACAGGCTCTTGTCCGTCACCATCGGAAGGTCGTTACAGGATAGCCATAATGTAAACTGCGGCTTGAAGGTGATAGCCGATTGATACAACGCACGAGCCGAGATTTCCTCACCGCCTGTAAGCTGTTTGATTTTCTCCTCGTCCAGCTTCCCGTATTCGTTGCTCTCGGACATGGTGACAAATCGCTTGCCCTTCAACCCG